CGGCTGGAGACCGAACTTCTTGCCCAACGTGTCGGCCAGCTTGTCGTAGTCGATCTCCGGAGCGGTCTGCTCCTTTGGCTCCTCTTCGGTCTTTTTCGGCTTGGCCGGAGGAGCCTCTTTGGTCTTGGATTGTGGGATCTCTTCACCGCCCAAGAACGCCCGGAGCACCTTCGCATCCCTCTCCGGGAGCGCCTCCAGGTCGATCTTGCCCGCCTCGACGATACCCTTGATCTGTCCGATCAGGGAGGCCACCTGACTTACCAAAGGAGCGGCATCCTCTTCCCTGATCTCCGCGCCGTTCAAGGTATCCTTGGCCGACTCGATCAGGTTGATCGTGCGCTCTACTTTGGGGTCGGACGGTTCGCGCATTCCGAGCCCTACCAGTAGCTTATTGAGGAGACCTCTTTCCTTGGCCTTCTCCTCGGTTTTTTTCTCCGGGGCCGCATCGGTCTTCTTTTCTTCTTCGGCCCCCTCCGCCGCCTCCGGGGTTTCTTTCTTGTCATCCTCCGGAGGAGGTGTCACGGTTTCATCCTTCTTCTTTTTCTCTTCCGTGCCATCCATCTTGTTTACCTCCTCATTGATTTCATCGTACTCCTCCAAAGATTTGGGGAGCCAATTCATCTCAAGGCCCTGATCCGCATGAAACTGGATAAATTCCTTGAGATACTCCTCATCCGTCTGACCGACCCCAAGATCTTCCTTGAAACCTTCTTTGGCTCCACGGAAGGGCGGAGGAGTCAAATCCATTTGCCGATAATGTTGAGCGAGATGGTTATAAGATCCCGGACGTTCTCCCGGAGGAATCCTCCGGACGCCGCCACGGGCTCCATTCAGGGCCGCGAGAGCCGCAACCACTCCACGCCGGAAGGTATGAAGTTGTCCACCTTCCAATTTGTGATGGGGAAGAGAATAGGCCCCCCTCGAACGAGGAGGACTATCGGGACCAGCCTCCGGGTTGTACCACGTATGCGCGTTGGCGTAGGCTTGCCATGCCCGGTTAGAATCCTCTCCGCCGAACTGGTTCAAAATGGCGTCCCCTTCCCCCGACGTGAAACTCCAGGAGCCCGCGTTCGAAACCGGATATGCGCGGAAAGCAACCACCTTCTCCGCTTCTTCCTCGGCGGGAGTGAATTCGGAGAGCATTCGGTAGAGATTCCGGTTGTTGATCTTCCCGACGGAACGGCCCACGATCACCTTACCTGCCCCCGGTTTCACGGCACTGACGGCCATTTTCTGCGCCTCCATCCTGGTCACTTTCCCAAGCTGACGAATGCGCTGTCCTTGCGTCGCATCCTCCAGGAGAAGAGCGTAAGAACTCTGCCCCGTCTGCGTCATCGAAGCCATCTTTGGCGCATCCTCGTAGACGGCAACGGGCGCTCCTTTTTCCCCGACGGAGAAATAGCCGCCACTCTCCACGGCGCGTTGGCGCACCCTCTCCTTGAAAAGCTCCATCTCGCTTGCCTCCTTTTCCATTTCAGGCATCTCGAAATCGTGGGTATGGTCAAGAGTCTCCGAGAGCACCATTTTTCCCCTGCGTTCGAGCATCACATGAACGTGGTCATGCCTCAGCCGGAAAGTCTCCGTGTCACCCTGGATCGGCTGAGGGGCCTGAGCCCGGCGTCCGTGAGCGTACTCACCTCCGCCATCAACCGTGTAACCGTCCACGATCTTGTTCTCTGAGTCGATAAAAACCCGCAACTCGTGGGAATGATTGTTAGTGGGTTTGGTCCTGATCTTGATTTTCCGAAGGCTGAAAGGCATCAAACCAAGCCGAGTAAGCCCAATACCCTTTTCGATGGTCCCGGCATCGTCGTAATCCTTCTCCGCGTCCTCCGCGAGCTTCGCTACGGCATCGGGGATGAGGATCTGAGCTTCCGTCATGGTCGGAACACGCCAGAAAGGAGAATATCCCTCCTCGCCGGGGAGCTTTCTGCCTTCCTTAGTGAAAAGGAAGCCGCCGCCAGTAAGCCTCCCAATATCGTCGAAGGTCGATTCCTCCTCGTTGTTGATCTGCGAGGGGAAAACCCGGAAATACCTGACGGCCCTGGAGCCGGTCGGGTCTTTTGCCACCGGGCGATCATCGAGGTTGTCAGCCCCCATGTAGACCACGTAGAGTCCGGCTTTGCCCCCCTCTCCGGCCACGGCTCGGGGGTTCTTGACACCGGAGGACTTCATCAGCCCTTCGACCTCATCTATTGGGTAGTCATCGAGCTTTACCACAATCCGGCTCCGGCCCTGTTTAACATCCTTCAAGGCTTCCAGCATTAGATGACCTTCCCAATAGAGAGGTACATGGTAGGAGTTGAAGCCGCCATTGAGCATGTCCTTGAAGGATGGTAGATCCGTGAATGATCGGTTTTCGCCCACCAGCGAATCTTCCCGGTCGGTCTCCTGAGAGTCCATGCCGGGCATCATTAGGAAGAACTTCTCGATGTCTCCGCCCTCGCGAGCCAACCGATCCGCCTCCCCGTCATCCACTTCCAGGGTCTTCCAGACCTCCTCATTCATGCCGTCTTCCTCCAGGGACTTGAAGACTGCGGCCTTGAAGTGGGTACGAGGATTCGCGGCCTTTTTGGGCCGGGTAGTGCAAAAATGGTCAAGCATGAAGTCGTGTAAGACCTTCGTTCCATCGGCTGTCATATAAGCACAATGGGGATTTGCCAAATTTAGCTTCCCACCAACGGAGATCTGCTTGGTGCATTTTCCCGACTGTATTTCATCGAATAATTCCTTCGCTTGCGGGTAATCCGGCTTGAGTAAGAAGTCCACTTCGAGGCCAATGGTCCCTCCCTCGCCGGGAAGCATCCGACCTTCGAGGCTTTCCCCAAATCCGAAGGAATCCTTATGAGAGGTCATGAGAGGAGCGCCTTCCCGAACGATATCAATCATTCTCTGGATGGCGTAAGAATCGAAGCGCTCTTTGTGATTATCCTTGATGGTATCGGAAGCGAAGCCGGTAACTATCATCCGGCCATCCTCATCAAGGTGAGCTTTATTGACATCCAACCCAAACTCGAACGACTTATCCAGTTCTGCCATGGTCTCCCCCAATAAAAAAGCCGCCAAAAGGGAACAAATTCCCTCTTAGCGGCCCACCTAGTACCGTGAACTACGGCTTTAGTGTACTTAAACGACGATTCCCGTCAAGCCGTAGCCGAGGCCCGGTCAGTACCACTATGTAGATCAGTGCGTAGTTAGTGTGTACCTAAACGACGAATTCCCGTCAAACCACAGCACTAATCAGTCCAGTTTGGTCTTCTCCACGATTATGGTACGGCCTTCTCGATCCGCCCGCGTGGATTTCTCAACTTGACCTCCCTGGATAACCCCATCTTGCACATTGAACCGGACGGCCACTTCACCGTGGAAGCCCGGCTTCGCTTCCGAGACTACTTTCTCGGAGGCTAACCGGAGAAAATGTTGGTTCTTCCGGCCCATGGGGGCTCCCTTATTCCCGTCCGCGTTGCTGCTTCCGGGCCGTCAGGTTGGGAGTGAGGTTACTGGATTTGGAATCCGGAGACGCCATCGCATCGTTGTTCTGAGTCCCGGTGTTGATGATGGCGTTGGTCCGCTTCGCGGTGCCCCCGATGGGGCCAGTCAGTCCCGCCTGATTTTTAGCCATTGCAATAGCCTCCTTTTCGTTTGGAAATCATCATGTACCTAAACGACAAATTCCTCAAGCCACAACTACATATAGTGTCACGCTAAGAAACACTACTATAATAAACACACTTTAACTCATTTGTCAAGTACATCATTCAAATAAAGTTCCACGCAAAGCCTTAAGGACTTCAATGGGTTCTCCCGCCGCAATTAAATTAAAACTTCCAGTGTAACCCGTAGCCTCCCCATATATCTTGCGAATTCGGGCCATTTCCGCCCCTGAGATATGGCCTTTTTTGCCCTCTTCCTGCCCTCCTTCACCCGTAACGTCCACATTTTGCGGAGGAGCAACGTCACCTTCCGAGTACCCCTCTTTAAGCAAGGGAAGAGGAGTAGCCGCCCAATCGGCCTGGAAGAGGTCGAAGCCAAGAAGCCTCCGAATATCGTTTGGAGTCACCCCACCAGCCGCCGCCAGGACCGAATATGCCGCCGCCGACTGGTTGAGATCCTGAGCTTCCGGCCTGATGAACCGGAACCGCGTGTACTTCGCCCCAAGATCCCGCATCACCGTCATATTGAACCGATGCTCGTACCGCCGGGTCTCGGGCTCAAATACTTGCTCCATGGTCACCTGCTTGAGCGTGATCGCCGTGGCCCTATTAACATCGTCAGCAGTCCCCAAAAAGATCTTGCCGATCCCAAAGGCTTCCCGGATGGTCTCATCATTGAGCATCAAGTACCGAGTGAACGAGGCATCCTCCGTGACCCCCACCGTCAGCGGTATCAACTGAATATTGACCTTACTTACCGCCTCCGGGATGGCCTCGTGCATCTCGGCCTGGAGAAGCATCACCCGGCCAAAATTCATCGGCCCTTTCCCCTTCGCCTCGATGAAGTCCTCGATCATTTGGATTGAAGTGGAGTCCAAGTTGCCCCCGGAAACAATAATTGCCAGCCGGGGAGTAGCGTCGTTCTCGAAAAAGGAGACGTTCCGAAGTTGCGCGAGTCGATTCCCGGTAATAGCCGGAGCCGCCGCCACATACCGGGGCACTCCATAGTAAGAGGAACGCGGCGTGTAGATCTTGAACTGGAGGATCTCGTTCGCCCTCTGCTCCGGGGAAAGGGCCTTAGTCGTAAATTCACCCGTCTCATTGTCCATAACCCGCTTATCCCCGAAATTTTTGAAGTAGACCTTCTCCGTAGACTCCTTAGAGGTCTTGCCAGGAGAAAAGACAAAGGCGTCAGTCCCGATGTTCGACCGCATTTGGAGGAAGCCTGTCTTCTTAGTCAAGACCCGGATGGTGTGGCCCGGAGCGTGGTAGAGGCCGTCGATCTCACCTCCTCCGCCTCGGGTCACCTCCATGTAACCCTGCCCCTCCGCCTCCTCATCAGTCTTTATCATTTGCATCATTTCCTCGAAAGAGTAGCCAGCATTCGGGTATTTAAGAAGCGGAAGAAGCCGCTCCCTCTCCGCCTTGATCTCAGCGGCATTTATCTCGATGAACTCCTTCGACTCATGAAGCGGAGCCAACTCAAAGCCCAAACCCACGGTATTCAGGGCCATGACCGTCACACACCGGTCGAGACGAACATTCTGCTCCAGGAGCATCGCCCAAAGGAGGGGATCATAAAGGGGCCGGACCACTTCCCCATCCGCAACGACCTGCTCAAAGAGATCCGGAGTCAATTGCTTTGACTTTCCGGGATCTCCCCGGTTCCCGAACTCCAAAACCTTGACAACAACACCCTCTTCTTCATTAATGACCCGCTCTTTGATGGTCTTCCCTTTCCCGCCTTTACCGCGTCCGCCTCTCCGCGTTTTCTTGTCGGCCATCATATCCTCCTAGTACCTAAAAATGGCTTTAATTGCGCCCTTTTTCCGTAATTTTCCCTCACATTGATTGCAAGTATCTCGCTCAGAGGGTTTTTTTGTCTTAAAAAGTTTCTTACACATCTTACATTTCTTAATCCACTCCCCCTCCAGGGCATTAGCACAGTTCCAACAATAAAAATCTCCCACCTTCACGTCTGCGCCACAATTTCCGCATTTCCGCTCCCCCTCAAGCTCCTTTTTCTTCTCGTCGGCCAGCTTTTTGAGATCTCGTGCCAATTTCTGCGCTTCCAGTTCTTCTTCCCACGTCGGCATCAGAATACCCTCACCTTGATTGGGGCCTTATCCAAGACCTTCATGTAACGGAGGAGGCCCACGACTACCCCGCAAACAGCGTCTGAAACATCTTTCGAGCCGGACACGGGATGGTCGATCTTCCCGGTCTTCGCATCGTGCTCCAATTGGCGAAGCTCCGTGAAAAGCGGAAGATATGGGTAAATTTTGAGCCTTCCCTCGTAAAAAGAGTCCTTGAGCAGTTTATAGGCGTCCTCCTTCTCCACGGAGAACTGGAGAGCCTGATATCCCCGCTCTCGGTAATGTTGAAGGGCCTCGGCGCTTTGGTATGAATCCATGGAAATACCTTTTATGTTAAATCCCATGTCCGTCAACCCATAAACTAATTGCCGAACACTCCCGAAACGAATCTCACCACCAGGAGGGGGAACCACTCGAAGCATAAAATCAATGCAAATGAGCGGAGCATCCTCCCGCGTCCACTTTTCCGTGTCATCATCGCGCCTGGAAACCTCGATGAGGCCCGCTATATGGCCCATGGCAATTCCGGTGGCGTCCCCGGAGAGGGAGGGGTCCACATGAACCCATCGGAGGGCCTCCGGGGAGACCAATGGAATGCCCTTTTTGGTCCTCGGGTCCGGTTTTACGAGCCTCTCACGGATAAAATCAGCCCCGTCGATCAAATTTGTGCTCTCCGCCGTGAACGGATGCTTCCTTTCATCAATCGCCAGAAGCACTTTCTGGAAATCCTTAAAGTAAGGGTTGATGGTCGCCGTCGCAATGCCCGCCAGATCCCGAACGGCTTGCTCAGTGTCCTTCTGAAAGTCGGTTTTGAATTCCTCCGGAACCCTGATGACCTTCCCCGAACACTTCTCGGCCTGTTCCTCCGTCAACACCCGAGAGGCATGAGCAATATCCCCTATCTCAACCGGAAAAGTGACTCCCGAATAAAACCGCTTCGGCTTCGGCTCCCATGTGGCGTAGTCCCGGATGAAAACGAGGGGTTCATCCGTGTCCTGGACCTCCTTGATCCGGCGCTCCATGAAAGTGTCTGGGTAATTTTTCGAGGAAACGACGACCAGCTTGCCCGGCAACTGACCGGATTCAAGGAACCGGGACTTCATCCGGCGCATCATCCCGGTATAGACATTATCCGCGAGGTCAAATTTCCGTCCGCCCCGGCCCACGGCCTTCGATTTCTCAACTACGGACATGAAATTTGATTCGTCCATAATTCCGCCCCACAAATTTAGCCCTAAAATCGACCGATCCGTAGAAGCCACTGGAGCCATCCAAAGCTCCTTTGGGAATCGAAGTTCCGTCACCACCTTCGGATCAGGTTTACAGTGCTCCCGGAAGAAAGGCGACCTCCTCAACTTCTGGTAAAGGCCCTTAAAGATGACGTTCCGCGCCTGAGCCTCGCTTACAGAGATATTTACGAAGGAAATCATCGAGCCCGGCATCAGCCCGAAGGCCAGCGCCGGGTCTTTATGACACCAGCATTCGGCAATCATCCGGGCCATAATGAACTCGGCCATCGTGGACTTGCCCCAACCGATTCCTCCGGTCAAATGAATCTCCACGTAGGGGCCTTCCTTCCCCTCGAAGATCTCGATCAGATCATCCCGGAGCATCGGGTAGAGCAACTTCCCGGTTTCGCCCATGTAGTAGTCATCGAGGAGGAAGGTCTCTATGTCCGGGAGCACGTAATCGTACTCCAGGCCCATGATAGCCTTCAACGTGTCGCTTTTACCCTCCTTGTCGTACTCATGAACGATGGTCGCGACTACGGCCTTCTCTTCGGGAGTCAGATCCTCCCATATTTGAGCTTCTACGGGCAAATTATCTCCTTCGCGCCTGATTAAGCGTCCTCATAGATGATCTAAGGTTATTTCTAATGCCACGATACCCATCCAGGGTATGCCCCTTGTCAAACGCGACCGTTCCTCGATTCCGGCCAATTGTACTCCAAGTGGCCGACTCTGAAACCGCCCTGCTCAACTGCCTTCCCGTCGGAGAGGTTCTGAAATTGACGTTATTCTGAATGCCGACTCCGCCTCCGATCACATTGTCCATGCTTCGGTCAAAAGCATTAATGGCAGGAGTCGTACTCTGATGCCATCCCTCCGGAATACGGGGATTGGGGGATTTGCCCAAGGCTTCAATCACCCTTCCTACATCCCGATCCGCTTGCCGAAGGGCCGGCATCTGCTCATCTGTCACCGTAGCCTCGCCAGTACCGCCGTCAGCCGCCGCTACGGAAGGAGATTCTCCCAAGGCTACTGCCCCCGCTCCGCCCGCTACCGCGCCTCCACCGCCCGCTCCGCCTCTTACTTTAGCCATTTTCAGCCCCTCCTCTTACTCCACCGCACTTGAATGCGGTGAGTTTGACCTATCCGTATATACTCTCGCACCTATTTCGGACCCCTAAGAAGGCCCTCCGCACATTGCCGGGATCAACGATCTTCGAGCTTATCCTGGCAATCATTGACGGATCTTTCACCGCGTACTGACCATTGTTACCCTCCGCATCCGTGACCTCCATGATAGCCCCTGGAGAGATCGCAAATGCCGTCGCAATGGCCTCATCGTTTATCGCTTTCAGGCCCAACATCTTTCGAGCGTCATTCGGAGAAATAACCCCCATATTGAGGAGATTTCGGGCCTTTTCCGCCGTCTCCTGACCCGAAAGCATCCTTTTCGGCCTCGGAGAGTGCTTCTCAGCCAATTCCATCATCCTTTTCACTCCCTCCGGGCTCAAAAGTCCTCTTATATAAACATCTCGGATCAACCGCATCTTGTAATCAAGGCTATGACCGCGTTTCATGTCCTTTTCGAGCCTATCTAACTCCTGGAGACTCTTCAACATGGGTATCACTGCTTTCTCCGCCATGGTTCCAGTCTCCTTCAAAGCCTCCGCAAACTCCGACAAGGCTGGCCCCAAGGACTCTTCCACCTTTTCCATGGCTCCTTTGAACTCCGAAGCGGCTCTCTTGATCGCAGAGCGCCCCAAAGCGCTACTTATAGACTTCTCAACAAGTTCCGACATAATTTTTCCCCTCCCGCCACACCGTACACAATTTTCTCATCTGTCTTAGATACTTACACGGCACCCCCCGACTACCGCCTCCTCGTTCGCCGGTAGACCTGGACTATCTGATGCTCCCCGCGCTTCTCCGGAGGCCGGAATTCCTCTACCGTTTCCATGATGATATGGGCGGGGAGACCCCTGGATGCCCTCAAGGAAGTCATTCCACTCCCATGAGGACACCCGGAGCAGTCTCCGCAAATCATACACCCATCGCAAGGGTCCATGTGGCCCATCAGCGCCCTTTCTTACATGGACACCGGCTATTGCAGTTGTTACACGGATTGCAAGCCTCCGTACACGGATCGCATAGATCCTCGATGTACTTGGCCCGTTCCTCCGGCGAGAGACAACAAAGGCAATCGGCCACCTCCATTACTCCGTCCTTCTCAACCTCGACTTCGACCACCTTCTCGATCACCACCGGGGCCGGGGCCGGGTCGGTTGCCTCTTCACTCTTCGGGCACCCCGAAAGCAGAAGCCCGACTGCCACGATCACCGCCAACCAAATCAAATTCTTCATCTCGTTCCTCCTCGTTTTTATTCTAGCACCCTCCGACCAGCACTACCAGAAGGAGTACCAGCGGAAGGAGTACCAGCGCTATTTCAGAAAGGCGGGTCATAATGCTCCTTCGTAAAGCTCTTGACAATTCCGGTCAGAGATCCCACATGAACCGGCTTATCGAGTTCATCCATCCGAAAATGAACCGGAGTATCCAGGAGACTCTCGTTGGGCTCAATAACACCTTCCCCTATAAGAATGACCGCCTCTCCCTGCCTTCCGGCTACCGTGACTTCCAAATCATTATGTCGAAAGGCCATGGCCGCGCTCATGCCGCCAGCTACAAGCTCCGCCCGCACCACAACCCCGGTGAAATCCACGTCATCCTTGTGGTAGGTCGCATCAGGGGGAATGATTTTAGGCCACGTAATTCGAGCCGCGCCCTGCCTCACCCGGAGGGTAAGGAAAGCCCGCGCTACTTGTTCCACTCCATTCACTGCGAAAATTCCGTTGCAAGCTCCGGGTCCGACTTCGGGATCGGGATTGACCTCTCCCGCGTCCGTCTCGGGTTCTCGAAGACCAGAGGAGCCCCGCACGAGGCGCACCTGAGCTTCTTGTCCTCCGCATAAAGAGCGCTCCCACAATAAGCGCAATAGATGATCGGTTCCTCCGGCATAACTGCCCCCCGTCGAGAGCGGATGACCCCGCTCTCCGTCACCTCGATCCCGGACGGGTCGATCTTCGCCTTTCCGTTTCCTCGAATTGCCGTGTCATCCTCCGGCCAATCTTCCGGCCCACCCGAAGTCGGGCAAATTATCACTCCCATTTTCGCTCCCTCCCATTCGTCTACCATATCTACATGACCCTGATGACGCCACACCATGAACGCCGTAAGAATCAGCACAATCACTGGAAAAGCGACTGCCCCAATCACCCCGCTCATACCCGTTCCCTCCTCAACCTGATCCGGGAACAAGCCCCTCGAAGGCCCGGCTCAAACGGACGGGGAAGTCCGACCGGGGAGGTCGAAGCCGCGACCGCCGCCGCCACTTCTTTCGAGATGGAAACCGCCATCTTCCGCATGACTTCATCATCAACGGAAAGAATCGTACCGTTCCACACGATCTCCTGAACGGGCGCTCCAGGGCGCTTTCCCCACGGAAAAGAAGTCGGCGCATCGCCTATTGACATCGTTCCCTCCGTTCCTGGACCCCGACCACGACCCGGCTGACCTCGGGAAGGTTTCGCTCATACGCCTCAAAGAGTCTCCCCTGCTCTTCCTCCCATTCCTCCTGCGTCAATATTTCTCCCCCCTCCAAAAAAATCGACTTACCCGACTTCCGGGGATCGTGCCCGAAGAAATCCCGCTCCCGGCGAGGAAAATGGCTCATATCGCCCTCCAGTCACGCCTTTTCCGGCTCATTTCCCCTCCTCTGGACTACCCTTCGGATCGCTTCCTGCTTCATTAGCCGGATCTCCTCCTTCTTCTCCTCCAAGGTCAGTTTCCTCCAAGGTTTCCCGTCCTTCCACGGATACTTCTGCTCCTTCCCCATCGGATTCCCCCTTTTCTCGAACGTTTTCAATAACTTGGCCGTCCTCCCCGTCGGGTCCATTTTTCGACATTTCCCCGTTATTTGTCCCGTCCACTAGAGATGCTCCCGCGCCGAGCGCCCGCAGAATACGTTTTCGGGACTTTTTTTCAGAAATGGTCCGTACTATCAATGACTTAGGCATTCCCTCCTCTACCCCTTCCCCTATGGATATACCTAAAGCTATGTTGATTCCTCCTGGGCCTGAGCCGTACTTACTGAGAGGCACACCCCCTGATCCTAATCCGAGATCGGCATTAACTATATGTATAGCTTTTAGTATCTGCGCCGCCGTATTAACCTCAAGGCCCGTCCCCGGTAATAGTTTATTTATCTCGGCCTCATTATCCATCTCCGCCAAGACCCGGCCTATTTGTAGCTTGTAGAGGTCGATCAACTCCTCCCGTACATCGAGCAGAGAAGGAAGGATCGGCTCTTCGCCCTCTATCCCCGGCCCTGGAACCATCACTCCAACTCCTTTATAGACCTTCTCATCCTTGGCTTTTTGAAGAGGACTGATCGGCCCCATCGTGACAAGATGGGCACCCCCCCTTGCTACCCCCGGCATTTGACCCCCGGCTACTTCTCCAGCGGCCCATGCTCCCGGCTCGGCCCCCTCCTTCTCAGGCTGAGGCGCTCCCCCCTCCGGCTTCTTATAGCGTTCATGCGGGGCCAGCCCCCCTACCCGTAGGCCATCCCGATATCGTTGAAGTTGCTTAGTCAAGCTCTCTTGAGTAACGTCCATCATCTCCTTCCACTCCGACTGAACCCTTCTTGCCACCTCGGCACATGCTACCCCAGCCACGATCAGGCTATGGATTTCCATGTAGTGCTTCGACTTCCTTAGCCTACGGAAGCTCGTGACCATCCTGGCCGTTGTCCTGGCCCTACTCTCTCCCACACC